TGCCGCCCCGATGGGCTTGGAGTCTTTGGAAACAGAGCCGGATTTAGAAATTGAGATTGAAGACCCGGAAGCGGTTCGTATCGGGATTGATGGGATGGAGATTGAGATCGAGCCGGGTGAAGAAACTTCCGATGATTTTAATTTTAACCTTGCCGATGAGATGGATGAGCGTGACTTGCAGATGCTTAGTTCCGAGTTGGTAGCGGAATATGAATCCGATTTGATGAGTCGTAAAGATTGGATTGACACTTATATCAAGGGACTAAAACTACTTGGTATTAAGTATGAGGAACGGACAATTCCGTGGATTGGGGCTTGCGGGGTATTTCACCCGTTGCTGATGGAGAGCGCGGTTAAGTTCCAATCAGAGACCATCATGGAGACCTTCCCTGCTGCGGGGCCGGTTAAGACGCAAGTGTTGGGCAAAGATACCAAAGAGAAAGCGGACGCTGCTATTCGTGTTGCAGAAGACATGAACTATGAGCTAACCGAACGGATGATTGAGTATCGTCCTGAGCATGAACGGCTTTTATTCTCTTTGTGTCTGGCTGGTAATGCGTTTAAGAAGATTTACTTTGACCCGTCTATCAACCGCCAAGTAGCCGTATTTATACCCGCTGAAGATATTGTGGTGCCCTACGGTGCAATGAATTTGGAAAGCGCAGAGCGTGTTACGCACCGGATGCGTAAGACCCAGAACGAAATACTTCGTTTGCAAGATGCGGGGTTCTACCGGGAGGTTGATCTCGGAGAGCCTATGCAAATTATTGACGAGGTAGAGAAACAAAAAGCCCAAGAACAAGGGCTGTCTGCTACCGTGGATGACCGGTTCCAGTTGCTTGAGATGCACGTTGACCTTGATCTGGAAGGTTACGAGGACACTGACAAGCACGGTGAACCCACCGGTATTGCGCTTCCGTTTGTTGTTACGTTGGAAAAAGGCACCGGAGAGATTCTGGCAATCCGGCGTAATTGGAAGGAAGATGACAAACTAAAAATGAAACGGCAGCACTTTGTTCATTACTCCTACGTACCCGGCTTTGGATTTTACGCTTTTGGTTTGATCCACATGGTTGGGGGTCACGCAACTTCCAGCACGTCCCTTTTGCGGCAACTTGTAGATGCAGGGACGCTGGCAAACCTTCCGGGTGGACTCAAGACTCGGGGGTTGCGTATCAAGGGGGACGACACGCCGATCACTCCGGGCGAGTTTAAAGACGTAGATATCCCCGGTGGTGTGCTTAAAGACAACATCATGTTGCTCCCATACAAAGAGCCAAGCCAGACTTTGGTGATGCTCTTGAACCAGATCGTTGAGGATGGACGTAGGTTTGCTGCGGTAGCTGACTTAAAAACAAGTGACATGTCATCACAATCCCCCGTTGGGACTACGCTGGCTATTTTGGAACGGATGTTAAAAGTGATGAGCGCGGTGCAAGCGCGGATTCACTACACCATGAAACAAGAATTCAGGCTTCTGCGGGACATCATTCGGGACAATACGCCAGAGGATTACGACTATGAGCCGGAAGTAGGCAGTCGTAAAGCCAAACAGTCTGACTATGACATGTGTTCTGTAATGCCGGTGTCTGACCCTAATGCTTCTACAATGGCGCAAAAGGTTGTGCAGTATCAAGCAGTCATGCAGTTAGCCCAAGGTGCCCCACAGCTATATAACCTCCCATTACTACATCGTCAGGTCATTGAGACCTTGGGGGTTAAGAACGCAGAGAAACTGGTGCCACTTGATGACGACCAAAAACCAACTGATCCAGTATCTGAGAACATGAACATCATGACGGGCAAACCCGTTAAAGCTTTTATCTACCAGAACCACGAGGCGCATATCGGTGTTCATATGGCGGCTATGAATGACCCCAAGATGGCGCAGTTGATGGGTCAAAATCCAATGGCACAACAAATGCAAGCCGCGTCAATGGCGCATATTTCTGAACACGTTGCTTTCCAATACCGCAAAGACATTGAGAAACAACTAGGTGCGGATATGCCGTCGATGGAAGAGAAGTTGTCTCCTGAAGTGGAAGTTCAACTGTCCTCGTTGGTTGCACAGGCTGCGGATCAACTGTTGAAGAAAAACTCTGCGGAAGCCGCACAACAGAAAGTCCAACAAGCCCAACAAGACCCGCTGATCCAAATGCAACAACAAGAGTTGCAAATGAAAGCGCAAGCTATGCAACAAGACTTCCAGATTGACCAGATGGAAGCGCAACGTAAAGCTAAGAAAGATTTGATGGATGCAGCCGCTAAAGCAGACGAGATACGGCTAAAAGAAGAGGCTCTACGGAGTAAGAACGAGCATGACGGCGCTCGGTTGGGTATGGAAACGTCCAAAACTAAGGATGCTGCACAACGGCAAGACGAGAAAGACGGTATGCGTATAGGCATGGAAGTTGCCAAAAGCAAACTAGAAAGGGAACAATCCGAAAAAAGCAAAGTGCTGCCGATGCACAAATTCGAACCTCCTAAAGGAGTTTAATGCAGATTGATCCTGATTTACTACGATACGTTGTTTCAAAATACGAAGAAGAACAGGAAAAGCTATCCGCTTTTCTTGCTGACGGTAATGCTAAAAGTTACGAGCAATACCGGGAAATGTGTGGGCAGATACGGGGGCTACAGGTAGCCGCTGGGATGCTCAAAGACCTTGCTAAATCAACAGAGGACGACGATGACTGAAACTACGGAAGTAAAAACGGAAGAAACACTGGAACAAAAAGCCACCCAATTACCCGAGCCTAAGGGGTTTAAGATTCTATGTGCGGTGCCTGAGATTGAAGGCAAATATGATAGTGGGATTTTGAAAGCAGATACCACGGTTAATATCGAAGCCAACAGCACGGTAGTCCTTTTTGTAATCAAACTAGGAGATACCGCTTACGCAGATAAAGAACGGTTTTCTACAGGGCCGTGGTGTAAGGAAGGGGACTTTGTTCTCACCCGTGCGTATTCGGGTACACGTCTTAAAATTCATGGTCGGGAGTTTCGCCTTATCAACGACGATACGGTTGAAGCAGTTGTTCAAGACCCACGCGGAATAGCGAGAGCATAGGAGAATAGTATGGAAGAGATGACGACGCTTGATTTAAATACCCCCGCTGAAGAAGCGGTAGTTGAGATTATTGACGACACCCCTGTAGTTGAAATCGTTGATGACACCCCTCCACAAGACCAAAACCGCAACAACCTACCCCCCAAACAGGTAGAAGAGCTTGAAACAGACGATTTAGCTGACTATTCAGAAAAGGCCAGAAACCGCCTTGGACAGTTAAAAAAGGTCTGGCATGACGAGCGCAGGGCCAAAGAAGCGGCTACTCGGGAACGGGAAGAAGCTATCCATTATGCTCGTGCTAAAGACAATGAAATCAAAGAGTTATACAAAAAAATCAATCACGGAGAAAAGGTTTTTGTTACTGAAATCTCCAAATCCGCAAGTATTGAAGTTAGTGCTGCCAAAGAACAACTGAAAAAAGCATACGAGGCGGGAGATGCTGACCTGATTGCAGACGCACAGGAAGCTTTGACGGACGCTAAATTTAAGCTACGGGATATACAATCTATAAGACCCTCTTTACAAGAGGAAAGTTTAAGTGTAGAACCACAGCAACAGGCTCCCACTTACGCTCCTGATGTGAAAGCCGAGACGTGGCGTTCAAGAAATCAGTGGTTTGGTGTAGACGAGGAAATGACCAGCCTCGCATTGGGCCTTCATGAAAAATTGGTTCGCTCGGGTATCGACCCGCGTAGCGATGACTACTACGTAAAAGTAGACGCCACTATGAAAAAACGGTTTCCTGAACAGTTCGATGGTGTTGAGGAAACCGAAGAACCTGAAAAACCCGTTGTACGCGCAAGACCAGCTAACGTAGTAGCTCCTGCCACTCGGACAACCGCGCCTAAACGGATAAGGCTAACGGCTTCCGCACTAGCAATTGCGAAACGGATGGGGGTCTCCCCCGAGGCTTACGCTCGTGAGATGATGAAATTGGAGAACAACAATGGCTGAGAACCGCTTGCAAAGAGAATTTGAAACACGGGATCAAAACTCCCGCAGTAAAACATGGCAACCTTCTTCGGTCTTGCCGGAAGTGGCAGAACGTAAGGGCTGGGCACATCGGTGGGTTCGTACCAGCTTTATAGGTAAAGTCGATAACGTAAACGTCTCTAGTGCCTTTAGGGAAGGATGGGAGCCTGTCAAAGTAGAAGACTACCCAGAACTTCAAGTCCGTTCAGATCGTAATTCCGAATTTACGGGGAATATCGAGATTGGGGGGCTGCTCCTGTGCAAAAGACCAGAAGAAATGTCCATTCAACGTGCTGCACACTACGCTAATAAATCCATAGACCAGATGGCTGCTGTGGATAGTCAATTAATGAAACAAAATGATCCCCGTATGCCGCTTTTTAAAGAAAGTAGGACATCGGTATCTTTTGGTAACGGGAAGAAGTAGTTTCCCTTTTTACTTAATCTTAGGAGTTCTAAATGGCTTATCCTACTGTTTCAGCGCCGTACGGGTTGAAGCCTGTAAACCTAATAGGTGGACAGGTATTCGCTGGCGCAACCCGCCAAATGGAAATTGCAAGTGGCTATGCTACAAGCATTTTCTATGGCGACGTAGTAAAACGTGTTTCTGGTGGAACAATCGAGAAGGACGCAGGCACAGCAACCGCCACTCCCGCCGGTATTTTTCTAGGTGTTCAGTTTACCAATGGTTCAACTGGTCAAGTCCAGCAACAACAATTTTATCCGGCAAGTCAGTCTATCAAGTCTGGCACAAAGATATTTGCAGTTGTTGCGGATGATCCTGATACG